GTTTCAATGCACATCCTGCTGCTCTTCACTTTAATCACGTAGATCCTGACAAGAAGAAAGCGCCTGTAAGTAGATTGATGGAGTATGCTATTAAGACTATTAAGGCAGAGATAAGGAAGTGTGAAATCTTATGTGCTAATTGTCACGCTATCCATACATATGATGAGAAGCACCACTTAATTAAGCAAGGGTAGACTTATGCGTAGGATTAGAAGTGATGACTACAGAAAGTATGATGCAGAGAGAAAGAGAAAACATCAAGCTAAAGGCCAAGCTATAATAAGAAGACTTAAAACTATGAAAGGTTGCGCCGTTTGCGGTTACAAAGAACATCACGCAGCCCTAGAGTTTAATCATATAGATCCCGCAACAAAGTTATGTAACATAAGTCACGTAACACATTATGCAGTTTTTGGTAGAAACACTAAAAGTAAAAAGAAATTAAGGGATGAGTTATCTAAATGTGAAGTGTTATGTGCTATATGTCACAGAATAAAAACATTTGAAGGTCAGCACTGGAAAGGTAAATAAATGATCAAAGTAACATACAAAGGCCACATGGGTAATGACCTTACAGTTTGTAATGCTGCCCGTGTTTCATTCGGTAAAGAAACTGAGTGGGATTACGAAGAGTCAGATGCTTACAGCTTTAAGTCACACCTTAAAACAAAAGATAGAAAGCTTATACAATACCTAGCCAAGCACAAACACATTAGCCCCTTTGGGCATTGCTTTGCCAGCTTTCACATCAAGGCACCAGTCTTTGTAGCTAGACAGTTAGTCAAGCATAAGTTTCTACGGTGGAATGAGATTAGCCGTAGGTACGTGGACAATGAGCCTGAGTTTTATGTACCTGATACGTATCGTGGGCGTAGTCTTGATAAGAAGCAAGGTAGCTCTGGTAAAGTAACTGTATCTGACAACGGCTTTAACGAGATTGCATTGACTGAGTATGAATTTCTACTAGATTTAGGTGTATGCCCAGAGCAAGCACGTATGGTACTGCCACAGTCTATGATGACTGAGTGGTATTGGTCAGGTAGCTTAGATGCCTTTGCTGACATGTGTAAGCTTCGCTGTGCGCCTGACACACAAGCCGAGACATCAGAGGTAGCGTGGGATATTGATCGCATTATGGTAAAATTATTTCCTGTGTCGTGGGAAGCATTAAGGGAGAATGACTAATGAGGGGTAATATCAATGGCGCAATTAAGGCAGCAGCTATTGTAGCTTTACTTATAGCTGCGCCACCTGTGTTGATAGCTATGACGTATGACGAATATCCAAAGTATTGCAAGCTGTCGATCTTGCTACCGTGTATAGGAGTAAGTGATGAATGACATTAAAGTAACAGATGTAGAAGAGCACCTTGATGGTAGCGCTACACTACAAGTAGAATGTGCCCCTGAGATATTCGCAGCCATCTTCAACGTAGGGTTTGTAGCTCTTATAAAGAGAGGCCTAGAAAGTGAGAAGTGGCAGACATGTGTAAGCTGTGGTGGCCCCGCTAAGAATGATATGTGTGGCTTTTGCTTAGAAGAGGAGTAGTACCATGAGTATGGCTGGAACAATAGAAGACATGCGTTGGGAAATAAAACTGTTGAAAGATGAGAACAGTAGGCTTAGACGTTTCATTAAGGATCACAAACTGATTCGTGAGTTTGACGATGAAGAACGTAAGAGAGCCTTAGAGAGAGCAAGAATAAATAAATAACTACACTTGTAGGAGACAAGGATGATTGAATTAGCATTACTAAAAACTCTACTTAATAAAGAGTTTTACGATCAGCACAAAGGCATACGCTGCCCTGATAAGATCTTTACTAAAGACACACGTAAGATCAAACAGGCGTTAGATACGGCAATGCAGACGTATGAAGAAGATATGTCTGTGTCAGATCTTGAGGCTGTGTTCATGGGGCTTAATCAGACCATGACAACGGCTACGAAATCTGCATTCCAGGATTTGTTTCAGCGTTTAGATAAGGCTGAGCCTATCAAGAAAGACATTGCAGAAGATACTTTGAGCCACCTGTTTCAGCAGTACGTTGGTGAGCAGGTTGCCAATCTAGGTTTCGACTTTGTGAATGGTAGCCAGAATAGTCTTGAGCCTTTACGCCGCTTATTAGAGGATTACAAAGATGATTTTACTCCTAACCTTCGCATTGATTGGGATGATATTGACATTGATACATTGCTTGCTGCTAATAATCTTGAAACACAATGGAAGTTTAATATACCAAGTCTCCGTAGAAAGGTGGAAGGCGTTAGTAATGGTCATCTTCTTGTGGTTGGTGCTAGGCCTAATACTGGTAAAACTTCCTTCCATGCCTCTCTGGTAGCCGGTACTGATGGGTGGGCATCACAGGGTGCCAAGTGCATTGTACTGTGTAACGAAGAGAGCTACGAGCGTGTCGGTGCACGTTACCTAAGTGCTGCAACCAACATGAGTATGGATGAAGTGAAAGAGAATGTATCTCTGGCACGTAAGCGCTACGATCCAGTAAAACAAAACATCCGTATCAAAGATAGTACAAACAAAGATATGAAATGGGTTGAGGCAGTAGTAAAGAATGAAAAGCCTGACATTGTTGTTTTGGATATGGGTGACAAGTTTGCAACCAAGAATAGTGATAAGTCAGACATATACCTCAAGGATGCAGCCATCCATGCACGTAACATTGCAAAGCAGCATAATTGTTGTGTGATTTGGATGTCTCAGCTATCTGCTGTTGCAGAAGGTAAGGTCTACGTTGATCAGTCCATGATGGAAGGGTCTAAGACAGGTAAGGCAGCGGAAGCAGATCTTATGGTTTTAATCTCTAAAGACCCTATCGTAGAAGGGCAGTCGGAAGAGTCAACACGGCGGCACCTAAACATTGCTAAGAATAAACTAAAGGGTGGGTGGCATGGGGTTGTCCACTGTGAGTTAGATGGTGAGCGTTCACTCTACACCGCTTAGGAGAATAGATGAGACTTGTATTAGATGTAGAGAACAGCATCACATGGCGTGATGGTAAGACGTTCATTGACCCTTATGAGGTAGGCAACCACCTTGTTCAGGTAGGCATGGTAAATGCTGACAACAAAGAAGAGCTTATGCTTGTTACATTAGATCACAATGAGCATAAGGATTCAGACGGTCAAGGTAGAGCCTTGATACAGAAGTTACTTGATAAGACTACACTGCTTATCATGCATAATGCCAAGCATGATCTTATGTGGCTATGGGCCAGTGGATTTACGTATGATGGTGATATCTATGATACCATGTTGGCAGAGTATATATTGTGCAGAGGGCAGAAGCCCAAAGAAGGCATTGGCCTAGCAGCCTGTGCTATTAGAAGAGGCTTAGCAGAGCAGAAAGAAGACTACCTTACTGCCTGTATAAAGAAAGGAATAAACACCCATGAGACGGATCTCGACTCTCTTAGCCTTTATCTTCGGGCTGACATCCTCACAACTTGTGAGTTGTTCCACAGCATCGAAGCCGACTACGCAACCCCCGAATCCAGATCCCTTTATGCAGTCAGAACCGTCACCTTTCAAACATGCAGAACCCTCACCGAAATGTACATGTCAGGACTAAAGGTAGACCTTGATGTATTGGAGCAGGTTAAGGAAGAGTTTGAGCTTGAACAGGCGCAGATAGAAGAGCGTCTGCAGAGCCAAGTGCGGGATCTTATGGGTGATACACCTATCAATTTAAACTCGCCTGAACAGCTATCTCAGGTTATCTTCTCACGTAAGCCTAACGATAAGAAAGAATGGGCTGATATATTTGAGTTTGTAAAAGATAAGGCTGAATTTAAATCTGCAGTCAATGCTAATTCTAAGATGCTGTTTAAGACTACCGCTTTTACATGCCCTACATGTAACGGGGCAGGTCATACGTACAAGACAAAGAAAGATGGCACACGTTACGCTAGACCCAACAAGTGTACCACCTGTGACTCAAGAGGTTATGGCCTGAAAGAGTCAAAGCAAATGGCCGGGCTTGGCTTTAGTGCACCAAATAAGAAGTGGGTAGCGCATAGTGGTTTTGGTACAGGAAAGGATAACTTAGATGCACTGGTGGCAACTGCTAGGAACAATAACATGGAAGCTGCGGCAAGCTTTATTCTGGATGTTAAGCGCCTTAATGCTATCACTAGCTACCTTTCTAGCTTTGTTAGCGGCATATCTGTGCATACTAAGTCTAACGGATACCTTCACGCAACTCTTAGCCAGCACATAACAGCTACAGGTAGGTTTAGCAGTAAGAATCCTAACATGCAAAACATGCCTCGCGGTGGTACATTCCCTGTTAAGAAAGTATTTGTGTCACGTTGGGAAGGCGGTAAAATTTTAGAGGCAGACTTTGCCCAGCTTGAATTTAGAGCGGCTGCGTTCTTAGCTCAAGATGAGGTTGCAATGAGAGAGGTTGAAACAGGCTTTGACGTACATGCTTACACTGCAAAGGTTATCTCTGATGCAGGGCAACCTACAGCTAGACAGGCAGCAAAAGAGCATACGTTTGCCCCGCTCTTTGGCGCTACTGGTTATGGGCGTAGCAACGCTGAGAAGGCTTACTACGAGCACTTCAATGATAAGTACAAAGGCATAGCACAGTGGCAACAAAACTTAGCTGACGAGGCAATGCGCTTCAATAAGATTACCAACATCAGTGGTAGGCAGTATGCTTTCCCTGACATTGAGCGTAGAGCTAATGGTAGTGTTACACACTTTACTATGTTAAAGAATTATCCTGTGCAGGGCTTTGCTACGGGTGATGTTACCCCTGCTGTACTTAATGAGTTTCACAAAAGATTGAAGCCACTAAAGTCTGTACTGATCAACACAGTACATGATTCAGCAGTAGCTGACATACATCCAGATGAAGAAGAAGAGGTATTACAAATAGTTGCAGATCTTAATGACAACCTTGTGGATCTAATAGAAGATGTGTACAAAGTACGTATGAATGTGCCACTATTATTAGAGGCAAAAATAGGCCCAAACTGGCTTGACACAAAAGACGTATAATGTATAACTACAATTTCCTGAAACGCTCATCGAAAGGAAAAGATATGAGCCAAGAATTAGCAGTAGCACTAGACCGTGGACAATCAATGGCAGAGCTTATGGGTGTGTCTAACAACACACAACAGAGCGCAACGCCTAGCGTATCACGGCTCAACGTCAACCAAGAGATCCTAGAGAAAGAGGTATCTATGGATGGCGAAACGTTTATGAAACCAACCGTACCAAAAGGAGCATATAAACTAACTACAGGTGATGATGTAGTCTACAGTAAAACAGTTACTGTGCGTGTCTTTGCTGTACGCCAACAGTGGCAGCGCTGGAATGGTGACACTACTGAAATGGAGAAAAGCGTTTTGGCTAACAGCCTTAACAAGGATCTCAAAGATAACTTAGGTGGTTATAACTTAGGTAGGCCATCAGGTTATATCGAAGACTTCAATGCACTTCCAGAAGCAACAAAGTCTCTCATTCGTAGCGTAAAGCGAGTTAAGGTATTCTTTGGCTTGGTAACATTAGATAGCCCTACAGATGCTATGGGTGAAAAAGTAGACGGTAATTTCACGGACATCCCGTTTGTGTTTGATGTTAAGAACCGTGACTCTCTTAAAGCACTAGATGGTGTACTGGCGCAGATCAACAAGAAGAATCTCCTGCCACCTATGTCTACTATCAAGCTATCTCCTGCTGTAGGTAAGATCCCTACGGGTGCTACCTTTGGGTACGTTACTGCAGCAATCGGTGATAAGGTTGAGCTATCTGATGATGACAATGGTATACTAGGAAACTTCTTAGACTTCATTGAATACATCAACGTCTCACTCTTAGATAAGCATGAAGAGCGTAGCTCTGATGGTCTGTCACACGCCGACAAAGAGATTGTAGCTTCAAT